TCCATGGTGTTCTTTAAGGTCATAGAGATATTCTCTCCTGACCTGCGCATACGTCGCAGGAATGTTTGCGTTTAAGTAAGCCATGCAACATATAATCCTAGTTTGCTAAAAAATAAATAGCAATAATTACTACCACAACAGCGGCAGATATTTTTGGATTAGCTTTTGCTAATGTCCAAAGTTGTTTTGCTTTTTCCATAGTTTCTCCTATTTTATATTGCCCCAATTAGAACCAGATTCGTAGTCTACCTTATTTGGTACCTCCAGCTCAACTGCGGATTCCATTATTTGTACTATCTGTTTAGCTTCTTTATCATCTTTTACTGAAATATCCAACTCATCATGTACTTGTATATGGGGTATAATTCCTTCTTTATGTAGTTTAATCATGGCTTTTTTAGTCATATCAGCCGCTGATCCTTGTATTAATCTATTTAATGCTTTGTATGTATAGGCTCTTTTGATCCCTGGTCCGTGTTCCAAGAGCGCTTGATCGTGAGGTAATGCTTTATGAATCCCGAATTGGTTGGGTTCCCATAAAGGAAAACGACACAGTCTCCCCATTAAAGTACGAATCTTTCCAGACTCTTGTGCGCGTCTCGTGACGGCATCCATTAACATTTTAACAAATGGAACTTTAGCATGATACGTTTTAAATAAATCTTCGGCTTGAAGTTTACTAACACCAAGTTCTGCTTGTAATTTATTTTTACCCATTCCATAAAACAAACCAAGATTAATAGTCTTCGCTTGTTTTCTTGGTATGTTAGCCATATCAGCTACAATCTTATGAAAGTCAGCGTCATTATTTTTATAAGACTCAACAACTTCATCAACACCATATAAATTTTGTAAGGAGGCATAGTGCACAACCAGTCTTGGTTCCTGTTGATTGTAGTCAAAGCATCCCCACGTACAGTTTTCTTCAGGAATAAATAATGATCTGATCCGTGGTCCAAGTTCCTTATTCCGTGCTGGAATCTGCTGTAAGTTTGGATTATTCATACTGAATCTTCCTGTCACCGTTCCACCACCTTCGGATCGAAGCTGATTTATTTCTGCATGGATTCTACCTTTTTGACTATGTTTTAAAATAGTATCAATAAAAGTGGTGTGTGCTTTATTAATTTCCCTAGCTTTAGCAATACACTTAACAACATTGTGCGGGTGATTTTGTAAAAAGTTTTTAGTAAAAGAAGGTGCTCCTGTATTAGCTGTTCGATCATAGGGTAAACCTAACTTATCAAATACTCTAGCAATAGATCGTGCGGCCCATATCTGAACATCTATCCCCGTACTTACTGACACCTCACCCAACATTTTTTTCTCTTGTTCAACTAATGTTTTCTTTTCGATCGCTGCTTGTTCTTGATTTACACGTACTCCGAGAAATCTCATATCCACCAAACAAGGAAATAATTCCATTTCCATTTTAAAGATTGCTTCAATATCCTGGTGTAAAATTTCTTTTTTTAATTCCTGCCACAACTCCAGTGTGAGTTGTGCGTCACGCTCTGCGTAAGCACCAACGTACATGGCTGGAAGTTTATACATTTCAGCTTTAGGATCAACTCCCCATGATTTCGCTGCTTCATATAATGCAGATTCATCTTTTCCTTTACCCACATAATCTCGTCCACAACTATTTAAACTATAACGTAATCGATTCTCATCACATAAGGCTGCTGCTATCATGGTATCAATAATACGTCCGTTAATTTTTAAACCCATGGCTCTTAGCCATGACACGTCATACATTGCATTATGAAAAATTTTATCAGAGGGTGTCTTTAAAACAGCGGTTAGCCATTTAATAATCATCTTACGATCCATATTACCACCGCCTTCATGACCAAAAGGATAGTAAGCACAAAAATCTTGTGTGGCTACGGAAACGCCTACCACTTCACCAACTCCAACAACAGAACCTGAACCCATCCGTATATTTAAATTGGGGTCTCTCGTTTCTAAATCGATTGCTATTTCGCAAGCTTGAGTTAAATCAGGAAATGTTTCAGGAGGGAGCCACTCGGTTTGTGGCTTGAACAAAGGTATTTGCATTAATTATAATCTCTTTCAATTATCATATCGATGTAATGTTTTGCCTTTTCCAAATCTTGTATTTCTCCTTTATGTTTATGCCTACAGATATATTTAATAGCATTTCCTTCTGCAAAAAGCAATTTATTGTCATTGATGAACTGTGCGGGTTGAATTTTCATATCCTTATAATGTGATCCTCCAACTTGTTTTTTGTAGGCCCCCACTTTTTCTTCTAGTTTTTTATACTTCCCCTTCAATTCATGATAGGCAACTTCATCCATGGTATCTAAGGTACGATTCTTTTTGTGTGTACTCATGTTCTGAATGCCTTATAAATATCTTTGGGTTTAATAATATGTAAATGATCTTTGGTTCGTGTTGCTCCTACGTAAAATAAACGATTCTCATCATCAGGAAAACGATCCATATTTTTTTGAGTATTTCTACTTAAGTCCGTAAGAAGAACGACATTTGAACATTCTCCCCCCTTGACACCATGAATGGTTGATAATAAAATACGCGGCGCTTTGTTAAGTTGTTCACCATTCGCTCTCATTTTTCTAATATATTTAATTTGTTTCAGAGGTGCTGAATCAAAAGCTTCATACCAAACTAATTTGGTTTTTAATCCCTGATTATTATAAGCTTCTTCCATGTTGTAAGATTTATCTTTGCTCAGATATTGAAGATTTTCTTTTGTGTAATTATCAGGAGACATATAAGATGCAATTCTTTTAATCTTTTCATGATCTAAGTCCTTGTTTTTCCTCCATTCTTCCCAATCAATAACCGCTTCATATAAATCTTTTTCATAACCTTTCTTAAATTTATTTCGATAATATAATCCTTTAGAATATAGAACGTTTTCTAACTCATCCAACATGTGACGAGTTCTAGCCAACACAAACCATTCTCCACTACTCATATCGACATCTTGAAATTCATGATAATAAGATAGTGCTCCACTTTTACTTCTAGGTGCCCATTCTTTATAATGTCTTTTAGAAATTCTTTTTACAATGTTCATAGCAAAATCATGAACCACACCAGGAACCCTGTGCGACTGAGTTAAGTTTAAAAATTTTCCTGTTTGTGTAATAAAACTATCAACATCTGCACCCGCCCATCTAAAAATGGCTTGATCATCATCACCAGCAATATAAGAATCTTCTGTCTTGTCCCATATAGTTTTGGCCATGTCCCATTGCATTCGAGATAAATCTTGAGCCTCGTCAATAAAGACAACATCAAATTTAGGGGAAGCATCAGATTTTATAAAATCTAAAATCATGTCGTTAAAATCTATAAGACCATATTGTTTTTTATAGGCCTTTAGTTCGCCGTCTAATATTTTTAAATCTCGCACTGATAAATCCTGGGTATGTTCTTTTAAATTATATTGTTGTTCAGGAGTAATTCCCCTTAACTTAGCGAGTTGAATAACTCTTAAGTAATCACTATTTGTAGTAAAAATTCCTGTTTGCTCGTTATCATATTCATTGTAGTCAATACGCATATTGATTTTTTTACCTAGATCTTCATAATGTTTACGTTGCATTACGTCTTCTTTTTTAATGCCTAATCTTCTAAAAGCTAATGAATGAAGAGTTCTGAAATAAGGAAGATCATCTTCACTTAAATTAAATTTCTCCATTGCGCGCTCTCGGCCTTCGTTCGCAGCTTTTTGAGTAAATGAAAAATAGCCTATACGATTAGGATCAGTCTTCTTTAAATATTTATCTACCTCACCCAACAAAGTTTGAGTTTTCCCTGTTCCTGGTGGTCCTAAAACAATGGTTTTCATAATGTTACAAGTATCCATGCAGCAGTAAGAACGACTAATAAAACTAAATCGCTGCTCATTTCACTCATTAAAAAACTTCCTTAGGTTTAAATTGTTTAGGGCGGTATACATTTTCTTCTTTATCAAATTCTTCAATGGTCATGATTGTTTTATTTTTCTTTCCAATAACTTCTCTCTTTATTTGACATCCACATTTGTCTCGTAAGAGCATTTGAGTTTCATCATATTTTTCAATCCATCTTCTTTTCATAAGATATTTATTAAAAAATTCTCTAAAAATAAAATGATGAACATTTTCATGAGTCCAGACTAATCCAAATAACATATCCTCTTTGGTTGCTCCTGCCGCTGTACGGTCGGTGCAATATTCTTCTAGATGATCTAGAAGTTGTTCTACTTTAGAAGATCCTTTAGGTGGCTCTATAATTTCTATTGCAGAAAATAATAATTTAACCATGTCAGTAAATTCTTTTTTCTTTAATGTTGGTGGAACTTTATTAGCCTGTTCCATAACAGCTCTTTGAAATAATCGTTGTTCCTGAAGATAAGAAGTATCTTTAAGTTTAACTCTTTCTCCATCTACATTGACATAATAATAAGGCTCATCTAGATTTATTTTTTGTAGATCACTTAGATCAGGAAATAAAGATTGTCCTCTAATTCCAAATTTCCTAGTTACACATAGTTTTTTATCACAATGATCACACATTGGTTCTTCATTACATTTAAAACCAAGTTCGCGTGTTGAATTGTATTTTATCTTTTCTTGAATAATTCTATCTTCTAATGGTGGGTCAAAATATTTATAATTGAAAGCATTAATATGTTTAGCCCAGTCTTCAGGCCATTTTCTTTTTGCATATTGTATATATTGATAAAGAATTCTATCTCTTCCATCATCTAATTTATTTTGTGTTAAAGATTCTATGCAAGGAGGACCATCACTAAAGTCTGATGGTGGTCTTTTTAATTCTAGTTTTTCTAGTTCTTCGGGAGTTAATCTTTTTATTGCTAAAAAAAACTGTGATATTGTAATAGCTTCTCCTTTAAAATTAAAGGCGTATCTTGTGGTATTTGATGAATTAAAATATGGTAAATTTAAAAAATTTCCTGTATCATCTTCGGACTTCAATTCTACTTGTTTAGGAAAGACTTCCGCATTTCCAAATCCTAAAAACGCACTAATGGCTGTTAGTTTATCTCGTAAAAGTTTAGCTTCTACAGGAGCCGTAGTAAATAAAAAGATATGTGCTCCTCCACTTTTAGATCGACATAAAGTAAGAGGTAGCTGATGATTATTAATTAGATTAATAAGTTTTTTGTGGTTTAAATTATATTTATCAACATCAATACATCCCCATCGACATTGATTATTTTCATCAATAGGAATGATACCTAAACTAGGTTCAATACCATTGATGTGGTCTTGCCAAAGTTTATCAGTGACAGGTTCACGTTTAACAAAAGATTTTCCTTTAACCTTTGTACCGTCGGCACTTTTCTTTTCGACGTAGGTACATCCATGAGCTCTTTTTAATCCTGAGAATAAATCTATAAAATTTTTCATAATAGTTTTGCGGGGCGGTTTAACTCTCGCGCTGCCGCCCCTTTCTTCTTCGCAAAGAAGTGATTAAAACGGTGCTTCGCTTTTAGGTTCTGAATCGCCATGTTTTGCTTGAACAGCGCCTTTAGCGACGTTGTTAGAAAAACCTTTAGCGATTTCATAAATCCCTTTGTCGGTGATTGGTCCAACCTTGGACACATCCCAACCAAACCATGTACCTTTGTCATTAGACTGTTGTACAGTTTTTAGTTTATAAATGTGGCTATAAGTTGGCGGGGTGAATAAACCATTTTTACCCTGCATTTTGATCCCCAGCATCATTGAGTTCCACTTACGACTAATTTTTAATTGAGTCGCTTTCATGGAAATCAAAGCTGTTGTAGGGGTTTTGCCGAGTAATACTACAAAATGACTTACAGTGTTTTCAAGATAGTTGCCATTAGCTAATCTATCCTTAAAACCCTTATCTCTTGTAGTTTTAGGTATGTCGTCTCCTGCGTCATAAATATTGACGGGAGCTCCTTTACTTTCACCTCTATCTTGCCATTCTATTTGCTGTCTTTTGTAATAGACTGGTAGTACTTCTATCCCCTTTGTGCCATCATACAGCTCGTTAGTAACTGTATTGATTATCATGCCAGGTTCTGCCCCCTCTGCATATTTGGCATCTCTCTTATTTACTTCAGGAGATAATTGCCCTAAGACTTTAAGAAATGGTAAAGCAAGATCATCCTGCTTTATATTTCCAATGCCTTGTCCTGCGTCAGCTTCGAATAAGTTCGTTGCCAATGCACCTGCTTCTTCTTTTTTTGCTAGTTGGTTCATGTTTATTGTTTCCTTTTTATTGTTGTTTTATTTCCAATGAACACATTGAAAATTTCCGTTGGAAGGGGTTTCCCTCCCTCGATACGCTCACGGACTAGCGCTTTCAGAGTCATGGGCTCAACCTTCAACTTTTGTGTCGGTTGATACCCTTGACCCTTCGCAAGTTCAGCATATTCTGCTGCCTTGTTATCTTCGTTACGTCCAAAAGAAACAATCAATTCATTCTTGATGATGTCTCCTAGGCCGTTTTCACGAAGCCAGTTAAACGCCTTCTCTTTATTGGCTAGAGTTATAGTGGCGCTGTAATTTGTTTTAACTTCAACTGATGATCCATCAGCAAGTTTGAGATAAGATAGTCCCATCTCTGTTAACATAGTGGGAATAGCTTCTCCAGAAATCAGTTCTAAATCTTTTTTTCTCTGTTTAAGGTACTCTTCATTTTGCTCTATGTCTTTCTGTATAGTCTGCATTTCTTTTATTTTATTTGCAAGTTTACCTATATCGTCTGTTTTATCTAAGATTTCCGTTTGGTCATCTTCGAAATTAATTTGATTCATCTAAGTCTCCTTTCTCATATTATTTTATTTTCTCCTTCATTTTTAAATGCGTGTAGAAGTCTTGCTCGAGAATGTTTTTCAGCGATTAATTGATTTAAAATATGACTAGAACTATTTTTTGTTTTTTTTCCCCACCTTACATGAAGAATTTTAAATTCTTTTGAATTAATTACATTTTTTACTGCTTCTACTCTAGTACCACCAGATAATTTTTTTTGTTTTATTCTTTCTTTAGCGTATAAGGTAAATCTATCCATTAAATATTTAGATTTACTTCCCTTTTTTAATTCTTTTTCTACAGTAAAAATTACATAATCTTCACTTATGGATCTTTCTTTCATAAAATTAATTAATTTATTCATCTAAGTCTCCTTTCTCGAATAAATTGATGTGAATCGGATAGTATTTTCTTTCTTGTTTATCCCATTTTAATAAATTAAATTTACCGTTTGTCATATCAGCAACGATAGAACATGCAACCCCAATGATCGCAGGATCTCCCGTCAATAATAAAAAATCTTCAGTAGTATAATCTTTTAAACCTTTTCTTAATTTAAAGATTAAGGGACCTGGAGAAAATATCATTTGCGAAAGTTCAGGTAATAAGAATTTAAAGGTTCCATATTCAGCAGCTCCTAAAATATTTATTCTAGGCTTGCCCTCTTTGGTTCCTGCAATCTCTTGTATTACATAAACAATTGGCGATTTAACTTTTCTACTTTCTTCCATTGACATTATATATAAGATGTCCTATATATTAAGTCAAGTAGAAAGATGAATTATAAATTTAAAACACCGCCTTATAAGCATCAGCTTACGGCTTTAGAAAAATCCTGGAATAGGGAAACCTATGCTTATTTCATGGAGATGGGTACGGGTAAAACTAAAGTACTCATTGATAATGTAGCTATGCTCTATGATCGAGGAAAAATAGATGGTGCTCTTATTATTTGTCCTAAAGGTGTTACAGGAACTTGGTACACTCAAGAACTTCCCGCTCATTTACCTGATCACATAGAAAATGTGTCCGTTTTGTGGCAGGCCAATATTACTAAATCACAGTCTCAAAAGTTAGGTAATTTATTTAAGACGGGAGAAGAACTTCACATTCTTATTATGAATGTAGAAGCTTTAAGTACACAAAAAGGAAGTGACTTTGCTAAAAAATTTATGCTTTCTCATAAAACTTTAATGGCTATTGATGAGTCCACCACTATTAAAAATCCTAAAGCTAAACGTACAAAAAATATTCTTCAAATGGCTAAACAAGCTATTTACAGAAGAATTTTAACAGGATCACCTGTGACTAAAAATCCTTTAGATTTATATAGTCAATGTGAATTTTTAAATGAAGAACTTTTAGATTTTACTTCTTATTATGCTTTTAGAAATAGATATGCCGAAATGAAGACATTGCATATGCATGGTCGTCAAATTCAAATTGTAAGTCATTTTAAAAATTTAGATGAATTGTCTGAACAATTAAAAACATTTTCTTACAGAGTATTAAAAGAAGATTGTTTGGATTTACCTGACAAAATATATATGAAAAGAGAGATTGAATTATCTGCGGATCAAAAGAAAGTTTATAAAGAAATGAAAGAGCAAGCTCTTGCTACTTTGAATGGAAAACAAGTTACCACGGTGAATGTTTTAACTCAATTGATGAGACTTCAACAAATTACGTGTGGTCATTTTGTAGCGGATGATGGTACCACTCAAGAAATTAAGAGTAATAGATTAAGTGAGCTAATGGATATTTTAGATGAAATAGAAGGTAAAGCCATTATATGGGCGCATTGGCAAAAAGATGTACAGATTATTAAAAAAGCGCTTATTAAAGAATATGGTCCGTGTTCCGTGGTTGATTATTATGGACTCACACCTCAAGATGAAAGACAGGCCAATATTAAGAAATTTCAAGAGGACCCTAGGTATCGGTTTTTTATTGGAACGCCCTCTACGGGCGGCTATGGCATTACTTTGACAGCGGCAAACACCGTAATTTACTATTCTAATGGAT